CATCCACCTTTTATTTCACCCTCACACGGTCTGGCTCAACAGTTAATTTGAAGATCTATTCTGATGCTGCCAGAACGAATCTGTTGGATATCCTAACTGTTTCCGATAGTACCGCATATAGATACTTGAGCGCTGTTATGTCGAAGGGCGACAGCTCATTCTTCCCAGATTCAACAATGACGCTTAGTGTTAAGAACGTGGAGGTAATGTCCCCGTAAGATGAAAGCTGTAGACCAAAATTTGATTACCAAGGAGGAGGCGGTCAAGAAGGAGACCGCGGATGTGTACGATTTCTGGTGGGGTTCGACACACTGGCGGTACACCAACTCCGATTCGCCTGTTGAGTACAACGGCATCGGCTATTCCCCAGCGGATATTTCCAGAGGAAACGTGACCTACGATTCCAAGGCAGAGATAAGCCGATTGGAAATCAGGGCTGGCAGGGTTCTGCATCCGGTAATCAAGTTCGTCGCGATGAATCCGGCGGAACCGGTGTGGGTCCAGGTGATGAGGGTGATCACGGACCTCTCTCCCGCTTACGCCTCGGTGATATTTATCGGACAGGTCCGGGAGGTCTCGTTCCGCGGCCTCCAGGCAGTAGCGACATGCGTGGGATTTGAGTATCTTCTCAAGCTCCCGGTTCCGAGGTTCAGGTATGGGCCTACGTGCAACTGGACGGTGTTCGACTCCGACTGCGGACTGAGCGAGGCGAGTTTTGCGGTGCAGGCGCACGCCACCGTTTCTGCCGACAAGCTGACCTTGACAGCCGATGCCTTCGATGCTTACGACGATGACTACTTTACCCTGGGATGGGTCGTGTGGCAGTCGCACCGGAGGATGATAACGAAGCACGAGGGATCCGTGCTGACGCTCCGGTACCCCATTCTTGAGCTTCCGGAGCTGGCCCACGACGTGATAGCGTATCCGGGGTGCGACGGAGATATCCTGACCTGCAAGAATAAGTTCAACAATGTTGAAAGCTTCGGCGGGTTCCCTTACGTGCCGAGGGATAACCCGACGACCTGGGATTAGGCATGAAGTATTTTTTCGACAGGGAAGAGAGAGTGGAAAGACTGCGAACGGTTCTGGCAGGGTGGATCGGGACCCCGTTCAGGCATTGGTGCGGGGTACGCGGGGAAGGGTGCGATTGTATCCACATGGTGCTGCGGGTGCTGGAGGATTTCGGGTTCGGCCCGATCAAGGTTCCGTGGTATCCGAAGGACTGGCACCTCCACCGGAGTGAAGAGATCCTGGTGGAGGGAATTACCCGGGAGCTTCCCGTGGTGAAGGTATCGCCGAACGAGGTTGCAAACGGTGACATAGTGGCTTTTCGATATGGCAGGGTCAGTTCCCACGTGGCTTTCTTTCTCGACGGCGAGCTGGTTGGGTCCATAGCAGGGGTTGGAGTAGAAAAGAGAAACTGGGAGGATGAAAACGTGCGTTCCAGGGTGACTCACGTTTTCAGGTTGGTTGAGGAATGACGACACTGGCACTCATAGGAGCTGCGGTAGGAGGAGGGATAGGCTGGTTTGTAGGCGGCTGGATGGGCATAATGTACGGCATGTCCATCGGCTTCGGCCTCGGGATGGCCATTGATCCCGTCAAGCCGGACGTAAAGACCCCCGGAAAACCGCAGGTGAGCAAGTTTGACATCCCTACCGCGGCTGAGGGAGTGCTGGTCTTTGACGCTCTCGGAACCGTGAAAGTGACCGGGAATATCTTTCAGTACGGGAACAACCGGTCCGTGGAGATAGTGGAGACCCAGGAAGCCCAGGGCGGTAAAGGCGGTTTCGGGGGAGGCGGCGGTTCCACCTCTTATGTCAAGGGTTACAACTACTACCTTACCTGGGCGATGGGAATTTGCAGGGGGCCGATAGACGAGCTGCTGTCCGTCTACAAAGGGGAGACATGCGTCTGGAACGGGAACCTTACTCTCAGCGAGGAGAGCCTCGGGGATGAGGACATAGACCTCTGCGGCATGGGAAGCGCGAAGATCTATTTCGGTACCAGCACGCAGGAGCCGAACAGCACGCTTGGCTCCCTCCTGAGTGATGGTTCTCCTAACCCGGCCTACAAGAACCTGTGCTACGTGGTGTTTAACGATTGCTTGATAGGGGACTACAACCGGGCTCCCGCGATGCGGTTCGTGATAAGGAAGTGCCCGACTTATCCGTGGAGCGACAAGGAAACGATCGAGCAGTATTACTACAATCCGGCGCACGCGATCTACTACATTCTGACGGAGCTTGCAGGGATAGACGGAGACTATGTCAACGAGCATAGTTTCAGCGTGGCCGCGGATACCCTGTTCGATGAGAACCGTGGGGTTATGATTCTGTTCGACAAGCAGGAGGATGCGCTGCGGTATGTAGAGACGATTCTGCAACACGTGGACGGGATACTTTTCTGGGGAGTTGATGGCAGGCTGCACTTGAAGCTGGTCCGCGACGATGTTTCAACCGATGACATGCTGACGGTGGATGAGGACATGATGGCCGGTGATTTCACCTTCGACCGCCGGAGCTGGCTGGACACCCAGAACGAGGTCAAGGTGCAGTACCCGCTGATGCTCTTCGGGGAGGAGGCGTGCGGAGAGAGTGTTGATACCGGCAGCGCCGGTGCCGGGGAAACTCCTTCCTTCGTCCTCGTGACCTGTGAGGCTCACTACGGGAAGTACACGGTCAGCGGTGGATATCCGCCCTACACGGTTCAAATCAAAGAGGGAAGCGAGGACTGGAAGGATTCGTTTGAGACGAACGGCAACACGTTCGCTGCCTTGTGCTATGAGACCGTTTGTTCGTCCGAGGATGAAGTAAACAGGTTGATCCGGGTGAGGGATTCCCACGATAGCTATTCCAACGAGCTGAGCATTCCGAAGACACAAAAAGAGACAATGGTCTGGGGTGGGGATGAATCAGTAAGCCAGGGCAGTTCCGTTGTGGCTACCGTCCTATCGGGAGCGAAGCCCTATAAGTGGACTGTCTCTGATTCCTACTGTTGGTTCGACGAGCAGTATTCGGTAAAGGAGATAACGACGGCATTTCCGCAGGCAACAATTTATGTGGATACCGGAGGTTGCGGCAGGGTCGTAACAGTGACAGTGGAGGATGCCTGCGGGCAGATAGTGACCGGTTCTGTTATTGTGTCAGACGTGGCTCTAGAATGGGATTACTACGATAGCTGCGAGACTATTGGAAGAAATGATAACTGCCTGGTTTTTGTCACTGGGGGAACTCCACCTTTCATCTGGTCAGTAGAAGGTACCGGGTTTAGCCTCGACAACTCGAAAACTACAGAAAGATTTAACACTCTGAAGACGGATGATAGCGCTTGCGGGGCCGCAACGATTAAAGTTATTGATTCTTGCGGCTCAGAGGTTACTGAAAGTGTGCGGTGTACGGAAGGCTCGGGGTGGATTTATCACGGTTGGGATCACGCAGAAACAGGGGATTGCCTCAAATGCGGAGATACTGACCATCCCGTATCAAGGGAGATTATCCAAGGTAACGAAAGATGGGTTCTTCAAAGTCGTGCAGACCATTACCATGACCAGTGCTCTCAAGCAGCATGCACAGACAATGACTGGCAGTATAAGAATTGGCCTCTACCCCCTTGTGGAACGCCGTGGGAGTGCTGGGATCGCCCCAACCATATTTGTCCTGATTGTGGGTTTGATCCTCCCCACTATAATTTTTACGATAGGTACAACTACTATACGTGGGGCTGTACGTAATATTTCGGGCTTTTGCGAGCGTAGTTAATGGAGAAATTACTGGAAAGTTTTTCTATCAAGAGCATCCAGGAAAGTGCGGTACTTATCCGGCATCTCCGGAAGAACGGTTTCGGAGTTGAGGGGTTTCTGCACTTTATGGAGAACGGAGGAGCGAAGTACCTAATACGACGAAAGATCAACCAGGTTAAGCAAGCAGCATTGAAGGAGAAGGAGGCACGGAACTGGTGGCCTCCTCCGAGAAGGAGCAGGGAGCGGAAAGCATGGCTGAAGACCCTGACTGATGACCAGAGGGCTTTCTACAAGGCGTGGAGGAAGGTCATGCTGGCCGAGACGGAGTATGGATTCAGGAAGCCATGACCGAAGGCAAAGAGGAGGGCAGGTGAGTCCCCAGAGGTAGCAGATGGCAGTAATTGATTTCAAAGATTCCGAAGTGATTATCCGGGATCCCGGGAACAAGGATATTGTCGGGAAGACGAGGTCGAGGACCATTCAGCTCGGGATGTTCGGAACGTCGAGGAACGCGATCTGGGCTGGCGACCGCCGACTCAAGGTTGACGCCTACCCGGTTGGAAGGGGAAGTTTCCACGCGAACCGCAAGGCGTTCCGGCTGGAGCCGGGCGATCCCTTCATATTGAACTACGAGCCGTATGGGATTTCCAACAAGGTGTGGAGGGTTCTGCGGATCGAGGAGGAAAGCGCGGAGTCCGAGAAGATCGTCGTTCACTGCGTGGAGGACGTGAGCTATCTCTCTACGGCCCCGGACGTCCAGGGAGTCAAGGGAAGCGCAGGTGACAGGACGACGGCGCTTCAAGCGCTTGCAGAAGTAAAAGTAGAGGAAGCTCCCTACGTTGTCGTGGGGGACGAGATCAGGCTGATGACCCTGGCCGGGAGAAGACTGCTGCGGGAGATCGGGTACAAGGTTCTCATTAGTGTGGACGGCAGTTCGTACAACCAGTTGGCGCTGTGCGAGCATTTCTCGGTCCACGGCACCCTGGTTTCCGATTACACGGACGATACGTTCGAGATAGACAGCGAAGTGGGGTTCCAGGTGGATTTCGACAATGACGATGTTGACCAGATAGAGTCGATTTCCGAGTCAGAGATGCTGATGGGGCGAAACTTTGCGCTGCTGGGCACCGAGCTGATCTCGTTTAAGACGATAACGCCGGTGAGCGGAAACAGATACTCCATCACCACCGTTGTGCGCGGTATGGCCGATACCGTGAAGAGCTACCATTCTGCCGGGGAGGAGTTCTGGTATCTCGGTTTCCGGAGGTTCGGCACTTTCGCGGATTCGCAGTTTGCGAAAGGGATCACCAGGCATGTCAAGTACAACCCGTACTCGAGTCTTCACACAGCCGATGTCAGCGACGCGGAAGAGATGTCGATAACTTTCCGCGGAAGGGCAAAGGCTCCCTATACCCCGGCTAACTTCAAGGCGAACGCGGGCAGTTACCATCCGACGTATTCGAGCGATGTAGTTCTTACCTGGGATCCCCGCTTACGGGGGACCGGGGCTGGGTACGGAGACCCTGATACCGTGACCGATGCGACGGCAGTGTGGGAAGGCTTGTTCAAGATAGAGGTTTTTGTCGGCGGGAGCAAGGTGCGGACGACCGAGGGGATTGACGCGAAGACCTGGACGTATACGCAGGCAATGATAGAGGCTGATAACGGCGGGGACCTGCCGACGAGGATTTTCTTCAGACTGACGAACTACATTGACGATGATGCCGGGTTCAGGTACGAATCCGGGCACGCGGAGCTGAACGTGTATAACCCGGACGGCGTGGACAAGGGAGCTCCGACGACAACAACCACTACGACCACGACCACCACTAGCACGAGCACAAGCTCGACAAGCACGAGCTCGAGCACGTCGTCGAGCACGACAACGACAGCACCATAAAGGAGGATAAGGAGATGTCGAACAAATATGACCTTGATGATATTCCGGTGGGGACCACGGGATGGAACGCGATACTCACTTCTAATTTCCAGAAGATAACCGCGCTGATAGAGACCTACCAGGAAGTCACCTATGGCGAGACCATCTCGGCGTACGAGGTGGTGTACCTGGACAGCAGCGCTTCCGGGAAAGCGAAACTCGCCCAGGCCGACGGGTCGAGGGAGCCGCCGTTTGGGATAGCCATAGATCCTGGGGTTCTGGATGACGCGAACAAGCGGGTTCAGGTCTCCGGATTTATAGAGAACGATTCATGGTCATGGACTCCCGGAGCGAAGATCTGGCTGTCGGACTCCACGCCTGGGGCCATGACTGAGACAAAGCCTTCCCGTGCAGTGGCTATCGGGATAGCACTGAGCGCGACCAAGCTCCTCATTATACCGTCTGATTTCGCAACAGCAGGAACGCTGACAGATCTTTTTGCAGTTAGTCAATCCGGCAAGCTTCCTTCCGGCTCTACGCTGGAGATTCAAGATTCTTCAGGCAGGGCGATTCTGAGTCTGGAAGAAAGCACGGGGACTTTCGTAGCATCACTTCACAACAGTATAGGAATCCCTGGAAAGCAGGGATTTGGAGTGGGGATATGTCCGCCGAACAAGGTTCCGCCTGGCATGGTGCCGCTATCGGGATGCTATGATCCAAGCAGCGATAATTATGGGAATTATCAATATCAAGATGGCTCGATCATGGTTTGGATCCCGCGCTTTTATTATAAAGTAGGGACCGGCTCTAACGGCCTGGACGTTAATGTGATCGATATCAGGAGTGAACCGGCAGACGATTACGCCCTACACCGAGCATTTATTGATGGGGGAGAAATTAAGGACGGCTTTTTTATCGACAAATATCTATGCAGCAAGAACGCGCTGGGGTCGGGCTTTATTGCATCGAGCATCAAGAACGGACTACCTATATCAACCGCGTCCGCACATAACCCGATTGCGGACCTCACCGCGTGCAGCGGCAATTATTATTACGAAACCATCAATGCGGCCCATGCAAGAGACGGAGTGGATGGCGCGATAAATCCAAGCAGCATTTTTCACGTGGCGTCCCGCTTTCAATATTCTGCCCTGGCCATGCTCGCCATCTCGCACGGGCAGGCGGCGAGCGGGACAGCGAATTGTGCATGGTACGATGCCACTTATAATTATCCCAAAGGCTGCAACAATAATGCTCTAAGCGATACGGACGACAATAGCGTCATCTGGGAATCCGATGGATATTCTAATTGTGGTAAAACTGGCTCGGCAGGCTATGGTGGGGGGGCAGGAAATGAGTTCGCTAAAAGCACCCATAATGGGCAAAATTGCGGCGTTGCGGACTTAAACGGCTTGATGTGGGAGGTTTCGCTAGGTGTAACGTGCATTGCCACTACGGCGGCGATAGAAGGCATCAGTAGCGCCGCAACGCCGGTTTTCACGTGGACGAATCATGGGCTCAGCGTTGGCGATTATGTGATGATTCTTGCTATTACGCAAACTGATTGGACGAACTTCAAAGATAAGGTGTGGAAGGTAGCTACAGTACCGGATGCCAATACTTTCACACTTGAAAACGCCCCCGACACGTCCGGGTATGCCGCATATGATCCAGGGACGGACCCAGGAACATTTACAAAAGGCACGTTTTACGTCGCAAAAGAAGCGACCGCGATGAAAGAGTTCACCTCGGGCAACAGCGGCGCGACGGACCACTGGGGAGCTACGGGCGTAGCCGCCATGATGGATGAATTTTCTCCTGCACTTGAAACCGTTTATCCAGGTAATGGCTTCGCGCAAAGGTTAGGTTCCGGAGGGAACCAAGTTCTTTCAGAGGCAATAAGCGGCGCAGGGTGGATCTTGGCTGGCCTGATGGCGCCAAAAGACAAAGATGGTATAGATACGACCGGTACTAATTTATTTGGTAAAGACTATTTTTACCAGTACATCCGCAATGAGCTTTGTTTGCTCTCCGGGGGCGCTTGGAACAAGGGGGCGAGTGCCGGCGCGTGCGCGCTCGATTGGACCCATTATCGCACGGACTCCGCCAACTCCGTGGGGTTCCGGCTCGCCTGTTACCCTGTTTAGCCGAGCGATAGCGAGGCGTTCCAATGACTAACAATGAAGCAGCTCTTTATAGGAAATTCATCGAGTTTGCGAAGCTCATGAACATATATCTCAACCATCAAGGAGGGTGAATATGCCGAGAATATTTTCTTACCGAAAAGTTACAGACAAATTTACGACACATTGCCTGCGCGAGCCTGATGGCCTCGGCGACGAGATGAGGATTACAGAATTGTGTACGATCAATGATCGTACCTATGTAGCCGTTCCTGATTTTATGGAATTACCGGAGCAGCCTGAAGCGATAGCAACCACTTTGAAGGAAGAAGGGGTCTTGACAGATGAGCTTGTTCGGGAAATCAAGAAAAGATCGACACATATAAAGCTCATTAATCAGAGAGTAGTCGAGATGATTCGCAAACGGTTCTCCCTGGACGATGAATTGAAAATGCTCCGCCGCTCCGCAAAAGATCCCGATGCCTTCAAGGCATATGATGAATATGTAGAGAAATGCATTGCGTGGGGAAAAGGCAAGAAGGCCGAACTGGGGCTCAGGTAATAGATTTTGCGATTTCGGCTACACAGATCATCCTGAATGCCCAGTTTCCATTTTAGCAGGCCGGAACCATGACCAAAACGACCACCGCGTAAGGAGCCGGCATGGAACGCAAGATTTATTATTACCTGGACAAAGTAAGAGATACACTGGAGGGCAAGTATGTGCCGCCTGTCACGTGCGAAATTGATCCCTCCAACGCATGCCCGTTAGATTGCACATTTTGCATGTACGCAAAGTTTCGCAAGGCGCACCGCCAAGATCTGGATTGGGCCACTTATCTGCGGTTGATCACAGATCTTGCGCGCCACGGTGTAAAAAGTGTGACCTTCACAGGGGGAGGCGAGCCATTAATGCATCCGCGTTTCAATGACATGGTAGAAGTTGCCTTGGGTGTCGGCCTTGAAGTAGGACTGGTGACTAACGGGGTGCTATTGCACACGGTCGAGAGGCCGGAGGTTTTTACCTTCATCCGGGTCAGCCTCGACGCTTATGATCGGGCCACTTATGAGCGCGTCAAGGGAGCGGATGTTTTCGGGCAGGTGTTGGACAATATTATGCTCGTTAGCGAAAAGAACCGCACCGTCGGCATCAGTTACGTTGTCTGCCAGGACAATTGTCACGACCTCGACCGGGCCGTGGCTCTGGCAAAGAATTTGAAAGCTTCTTACATACAATTTAAGCCTGCGATTTTGAACGGGCGCCTTTTTGTTGATTACAAAGCGCCTGACGGGCATGAGGTGATCAAAACAGAGCGTTATAAAGGCAATGATGCCCTTCCCTGCGCAATCGCGCACCTAGTGGGCGTGGTGAGCGCAACAGGCACTGTTTATTACTGCTGCCAGCAGAGGGGTAACAAAAAATATAGCCTCGGAAACCTGAACGAAACTGGCTTCACAGAGATCTGGAAACAGCGGAACGCCTTGAATCCCGAGATCAAGAATTGCCCGCCTTGTCGGTACATGAGCTATGCAAAAAGTTATGAATCAGTGATCCGGGCGAGCACGCTATTTTTTGAGCACAGGAGTTTTCTCTAATCATGCGTCTGTTGATTTTATATCATCAAACCGCACCGCGACATGTCATGTATTTGCGGCGCCTGGCAGCGAACATGGAAGCCGAGGGCCACGTGCTTTACGGACCGCAATGCAAAGATTTCGAAGCTGAGCGACCCATTGAAGAGGTAATCAAGGCGTGTGTCCCGGTAGACGGCATTTTGGTAATGGAGCCCAAATTCGCACGATGGCTGCTTCCTTTAAAGAGCCTGAAGATTCCGAAAGCGCTTATTCTGAGCGATTATTACCCGCGAAAGCAAGGATGGCAACAGACACACCTGCGCCTTGATCTCGACCGATATGATTTAGTTTTTGCGCAGACGCTCTATGAGTTCCGCGCATTCCGCGAGAACGGCCGAAAGGAACGGGTCATATATCTTCCCATGAGCGTGGACACAACATATTTTACCGATCAAAAATTGGCCCGGGACATTGATGTGATGGCTTGCTGGGGTATGAATCCGGCCGTCTATCCGCACCGCCGCGCAGTGCGCGATAAGCTAGCGCAGTTGAATTGCAAAATATCCTTGCGCCAAGTGTTTTATGGGGAATATGTAACGGCATTAAATCGCGCTAAAATATTTGTGAATAGTGGTACTGTCTTCAGAAACATTCAAAGCAGATTTACGGAGGTGATGGCATGTGGCTGCCTGCTGATCAGCAATAATGTTGACGATGCGCACATTCAGGGTTTTCGCCCGGGTCACCATTTCGTTACTTATAAATCCTTGAGAGAGCTCGTGAGACAAATTAATTATTATTTGAAGTGGGGCGCGGAGCGGGAACGAATTGCGCGCAATGGGCAGGAACACGTAATAGCAAAACATAGCAACAGGATACGCATTAAGGAGATCACACAGATCATGGAGAGGATATGAGACTCGTGTTTCTTTACGTTGCGGACGGGCCGGCGCCGGCCGGATCCGGCGTTTCCTGGAATTGCAACAAAACAAGCGACAACTTCTACGCCCAGCGCGTGAAAGAGGAAGGATATTTTTACTTACTTTCGAAAATGATCGATACCGGCATCCTGGAGTACGTGTTGATAATAATCGAATCAAATCGCAGCCCTGGCCGCGTAGACTACACACAGAAAATTATCGGGCTGGTCATGCCGGAAATTAATGATTTAAAAGCCTGGCTTGGTCGGGACGACGTGATCTGGTGCAGGGGTGGCTTCCGATCCTGGCATAATTTTCTGGTAGAACAGGCGCAAGCCGGCCGATGGCTTTTGATTTATGCGGCCAATACCGGCAGAGACAAATGGCCTTTCTGGGATGTTGTATTTGATGACCTTGCAGGCATAAATTTCGTGGACGGTACAGGCCGTTTACATTTGGACTTCCGTAAACCGACGCGGCCGGATATCTTCTATCCAATGAACCTTGTCAGGGATTACGATCTCTGCATAGGCGCAAGCCGGATCCATGACAAGAAGGGCCAATGGCGAGGAATTGAAGTTGCCGCGGCCTATAAGCGCCTTTACGGGAAGGACCTTAAATGCGTCCTCCCGGGTCCTTGGGCAAGAGGCATTAAAACGAATTTGATCCGTGACAAAATCATGGCCGATAATCTGGACGTTACTGTTACGGGTAATTTGGCGCGCAGCGAGCTGGCTCGGATCATGAACCGATCTCGCCTGTTCGCCCATTTTGGCAGCGGCGGTCAGGGCGATCGTGGAGTCCTGGAAGCGCTGCGTTGCGGCTGTCCCGTAATCATCAGCTTTCGCAATTATCATCCGCGGTGGATATGGAAGAACCGATTTATATGGGACATCGACGACCCGGACGATTATGAAGCTATCGCCGAAGGTATCCATTTACGTTTGAAATTTCATGGCAACAATATTCACCGAGACGTCTTTGATTTTCATGAGAAAAACGCGGGCGTGGAGGAAATTATTTTGCCACGCATGGCCCGTCTTTTCAGCCTCTTAAAAAAGCATCCCAGAGCGAATCGTGACTTCTTGAAAAAGGAGTATGGGCTATGAAAACAGCGCTTGAAGAAATATATGGCCCCAGATTCTTCGCGCGAAGGCACCGCTTGAACTGGCGTGCGCCCATCGTTTGCGCTGCCATAAAAGAGGTGTTTGAGCCAACCTCCGTGATCGATGCGGGCTGTGCGACCGGCGACCTGGTGGTTCAGTTCATGACCATGTCGATTGATGCCTATGGTATAGAGGGATCCAGGGCCGCCATCCCATATCTTGAATGCCCGATCAGCAGGATCTTCTTTTACGATCTGCGTAAATCGTTGCCCGGGCCATCAAGGAGATACGATCTCGCAATATGTTTCGAGGTGGCAGAGCACATTGAGCCGAAGCATGCCGACCAGTTCGTTCTGAACCTGGTCAGCCTCTCAGGCCGCATCCTTATGTCAGCGGCGCCTCCCGGCCAGAGAGGGCACCACCACGTCAACTGCCAGCCGCCGGGATACTGGGTCAACAAGTTCTGGCAGTACGGTTTTTTCAGGAATCTCGGTCCGGAAGAGAGATTCAAGGCAAAACTTTCGCCCTGGGCCAGGAAGAAGGGTATTAAGGCATACTATGAGAACAGTCTATATTTTGAAAGGAGTGTCCATGATTGAGATCCTGATGACGGCCACCAGAAGGCCGGAGGTCGTCGAGAGGACCCTGAGGTCCTTCAAGACTAACCTATTCCAGAAAATTCCCGCAAAGGTGATCATAAACATCGATCCGGTCGGACCTGGTAAGACAAAAGATACCCTTGACGTGGTGGGTAAGTACTTCCGGGTTGAATCGGTGAATCTGCCCGAAGTTCCCCACTTCGGCAGGGCTTTCAAGTGGGTATGGTCCCAGGCCGAGGCAGAGATGTGCTTTTGGCTGGAGGACGACTGGGAACTGCTTTTCCCTATCGATCTGTTTCGGATGATAAAAATCATGGATAGCAACCAGAATTTAGCCATTCTCCGCCTTCCGTGGAGGCCCGTCGGGACAGGGTATTCTAAGAATTGGAAGTGGTTTTTCCCTTGGAATGGAGAGTTCTTCGAATGCCCGCAGGAAATACGGCGTCAGGTTGGTTTCTGTGGTCACCCGAGCTTAGTACGGGGCAAATACGTGCGGAAGACCGTGCGTTTTCTAAATCCAGAAAAGAACCCGGAAAAGCAATTTCACCACGGAAACCCTGAACTCCTTTTCGAGATCGATCGCTGGCGTTATGGCGTCTTTGCTCAACCTGGGCAAGGACCCTCGATTCGCGATATTGGCAGGGAATGGATGATTGATAACGGTTACCGGAAAGCCGGCACCAAGGCTTTTTTCACACAATGGAGACAAATTGATGCCTGAATTAAGCGTTATAGTACCCTTTTGCAATGAATATCCGCAAGTGCTTTTCACCGTGCGCAACATCGCAGAAGAACTTCGGGAGCGCGTTGATTTCGAGATCATTACCGTGAACAATTACTGCCATGAGGTGAAAGTTCAAGGTTATGATCAGGACGGCAGCCACGATGCCCTAGCAGCCACCGTGAAGGGGAACCGCTGGCTGAAGGTCTTAAGCTACGACAAGAAATTGTCCCACTGGCAGGCAAAGAATCTCGCTGTGCGTGAGAGCACAAGTAAATTCCTGTGGTTTGCTGATGCCCATTGTATGGTTTCCAGGGACGGACTCTTTGACATGTTCTGTTATTACCGCAAACATCACGATGACCTTCACGGCACGCTACACTTACCTCTTACATATAAGATCATGGAGTGGCATCGCCTGATCTATAAGCTTGTAGATAATGTGGACAGAGGGGATGTCCATTACAGCTTTACCAGGTTCAGGGAGGCCCAGGAGCCTTATGCGGTTCCATGTATGTCAACCTGCGGTATGATGATGTCAAGGGATATCTATAACGAGCTGGGCGGGTGGCCGGAAGAGCTGGGCATTTATGGAGGAGGCGAAAATTTCACCAACTTTACCCTGGCCATACTTGGCTACAGGATCCATATTTGGCCTTTTGGTGTTTTATATCACCACGGTGACAAGCGAGGATATTCCTGGAATTATAACGATTATACGCGCAACCGGACGATTGCTACATACATGTTCGGCGGCAAAGCACTGGCTAAGCGCTTTATTGCCCAGCGCAAAGGCCGCCGCGAGGTGCTTCAATCCATCCTCGATGACGTATTCACGACCTGCGCGGATCATCGCGCCTTAATTAAGTCGCGGCAAAAAATGACTATTGAAGAATGGTTAAGGAGGTGGAAAACGACCTAGCAAGTTTCATGCCATAACCCAACTTTTCATCCTTTTACCTCCTGTCGAGAGGGGTCTCTCCGATCGAACAGGATTTTTGTTGCCTTATTCCGTTACGGCTTTTTTTGTCGCAAAATTCATTGTAACGCGTCGCAAAATAACTTGTAACCGACATCCTGGATGCACCCTATACGCACCCAGTGAGGTCAAAACAAGAAAAGGGGTTAACCAAATCTTGGCTAACCCCTTGATTTTACTGGCGGGGACGACGAGACTCGAACTCGCGAC